CGTTCCAATCTACAACCCGGATATGTCATCCAGCAATACCGGCCGTGGGCTGTACGGGTACAGCCTAGCCGAGATCCAGAACGGCTCCTGGGTCATGCCAACGGCCGGAGCGCTCCTGCTCGCCGGAGACTTCACCAAGTCGATCATCGGCATCCGGCAGGACATCAGCTTCAAGATGTTCACGGAAGGCGTCATCTCCGACGACACCGGCAAGGTCATCCTGAACCTGATGCAGCAGGACTCCGTGGCGATGCGTATGACGATGCGGCTCGCCTACGCGACCGTCAACCCGGTCACGATCATGCAGCCCGGCTCCGCGATCACGGCCCGCTGGCCGTTCGGCGCGGTGCTCGGCGTTGGCACGGCTCCGCCAGCCGGTGGCGCAATCAACGTCCCAAGCACCTACCCAGGCGGCACGTTCCTCGCAGAAGAGCCGATGGGCGTTGAGGGTGAGTTCCGTACCCGTGAGGCCCAGGCGGCAATTGCCGACGAGGAAATGGGCCGTGAGGTTCCGGAGGCGGAAGCGGAGGAACGCCGTGCCGTCCAGGGCGCATCAGATACCAGATTCCCAGGAGGAACTGGGAGCCGTCGCGAGCGCCAGCGTCAGCTCGCGGAGCGCGAGCGGGAGACCGGTGGCGAGCAGCACGCAGAGCGCGAGCAGGGCTTTGAGGGCCAGCCGGGCCAGCCGGGCCAGCCGGGCGGTGTCGAACAGAGCGCTGAGCGTGGTGCTGAGCGTGGAGGCGAGCGCGGCGCAGAGCGCGGTGCTCGTGGACGCCGCTCGGAGTAGCTGGTGACCACACCGGCAACGCTGCCCAACCTCGCCACGTCGGATGATATCGTGGCGAGGCTGGGCCGCAGCCTGAATCAGGTAGAGTCTGCGCGAGTTGATGCGCTACTCCAGGACGGCTCAGCTCTCGTCCGGCGCTACTGCCGCGAGGACTTTGTATGGTATGACTCCGATCAGATTACCATCGCCGGAGATGGCGGCATCATCAAGCTACCATGGCGGCCAATCGGCCAGATTCTTTCGGTCGTGGCGAGGTCCGGCGTAGCCGGTATTCCAGATATCCCGATTACCTGGTATCAATTCGACGGCATCGACAAGATCACGGTAATGAATCCGTCTCGCTCCGGGATTATCAACCTTCCAGAATTCTGGTATGAAGAGACGTTCTGGTGGGGTGGCTCATTCGACGTAATGGCGTCGCACGGATATCAGCAGACGCCTGATGACGTCATTGCCGTACTATGCACCGCGATTATCTCGGAGCTAGCAGCGCCGACATTGTCCTATTCGCTCGCGAGCGAGTCTGTCGGAGCTTATAGCTATACAATGCGCCGTACCGGTAGTGGCGCAGGCCTGAATGCTGCGCTTATCGATGCCGGCATGAAGACTGCCCTATCCGATTACCGGCAGACCCAGGGAACAATCCAGGTGAGGATGTGACATTCCCATACGGCCAGACCGTGACGCTGATTAGCCGTACCGTCTCCGGGCAGGACGGCTACGGCAACGACGTCTATGCGGAAACATCAACCGACGTCTCGCCTTGCATCGTCCAGCCAGCCGGGAGTGTTGAGACTATTCAGTGGACCGACGAGGTGAGTACGGACCTGACCGTGTTCCTTCCGTTTGGTACTGATATTGAGGCTATTGACGCGGTAGAGATAAATGGAATCCGGTATGAGGTTCAGGGCGAGCCGAGCAACTGGACCTCGCCATTCACCGGCCGTAATTCTCCGGAACAGATCAGGGTAAGCAAGGTAACCGGAGCGTCAGTATGACTGCGAACTTTATCCCGGATCACACCGGCGTAGGCGAGATGCTACGATCGCAGATGATGCAGGACGCCATGCGTCTCGTCGCGGAAGGCATTAAGGTCCGGGCCGAGGCAATTGCGCCGGTCGATGAGAAGAGCCCGCATCCAGGCCGCTACCGCGCGAGCTTCCACGTCAGGGTCCATAACCGTGGAGGCGCGACGAACGACCGCGCTGAGGCCATTGTCTACAACGATGCGCCGGAATCCATATATGTTGAATTCGGCCACTGGGGCCGCGAGCCCGAACACATCCTGACTCGCGCGGCATTTGCGAGGCCATGATGACGATGCCGGTATTCCCAGATATTGAGCTGGCGCTGCTGTCCGTCCTCGTGCCGGCCAATCCGTCGCTCCGGTTCGTGACGATTATGCCGGCTGGCGAGCTACAGCAGATAACGACCAGGATTCACAGGACGGCCGGAGCTAACCGGAATATCGGCGTTGACCGGCCTATTGTTGATATCGACGTATTTGGTTTCAAGAATGACGCTGATGGCGCTTCCACGGCCGCCAGGACAATTCAGTCACAGCTGCTATCGCTAATGAGCGCAGACGTCTCGAATGGAGTAGTTCAGCACGTATCAACGGTAATCGGCCCACGACAGCTACCGGAGGCAAATCCCGCAATCGTCCGCTATTCCGCATCGTATGAAATTCTCATACATCCCTGAAAGGGAAAGCAATGACAGAGCAGAAAGATCAGGAATACATAGAAGGTCCGGAAGGTCCGGAAGACCTCGGTGAGATGGGCACCTATGATCTAGAGCAGTTCGGCCTAGTCCCTCCCGCGACCGGCACCTACAAGGACAACACGCTGCTGTACGCGGCCGGAGACGTCGTGGTGTGGGTCGGCCAGCCCAACAACGCCACACCGCCAGTCGGATTTGAGGACCCATCCAGCCTAGGCACCGGCGTCTACAAGTGCCTGGGGTGGGTCGATACCTCCGGCTATATCTTCAAGCTGGACGAGACGATCAAGGACATTCCGGCCGCAGGCGTCCTGACGCCGGTTCGCTCCATCCTTACCGGAGGCTCCAAGACGGTCCAGTGCGTCTTCCTGGAAGGCGTCAACCCGTACGTCCGCTCGCTGTACGATGACGTGCCCGTGTTCCCGGTCACGACCTCGCCGCTCAAGCCTCCCACGACCCCACCGACCGGTCTCCCGCCCAACGCCGCCACCTACATCATCCCAGACCCACCGCTCGATAACCGCTACAGCTTTATCTTCGACAGCATCGACGGAGCCAAGCAGCAGCGGCTGTACGCTCCGTTCGCGAAGGTCACGGCTCGCGGTAACGACCAGGCGCAGCAGGGTGACATCGTCATGACCGACATGACGGTCACCTGCTATCCCGGCACGATCGGGGCCGTCCAGAACGCAGTGCTGCAGCGGTCGGTCGGCTACGGCAAGAGCATGACGGCGTACTTCACGTGAGCGCTGAAGAGATCCGCGCGGCCGATGAGCCGGGCGATGAGGTCGATGTCGATGTTGACCTTGACCTACTGGATACTGTGCTCCGTCGCGAGGCTCTGGGCGAGTCCACGACCGTGCGCATCGGCGGTACCGTCATCCACGTATCGCACGCCGGAGACTGGTCTAGCACAGCCATGCGAGCTTCCGCTTCCGGCGACTGGGACACCTGGGCCCGTGAGGTCATTCTTGATGACAATGAATTCCAGGCCTGGGTGGATGCGGACCTCCGCAATTACCAGATAGAAGCGGTATTCAACGAGTGCGGCCGGCAGGCTAGGCTCAACATGGGAAAATCCAGAAGGTCGGCTGGCTCACGCAGGAATACCCGGAGGCGATAGAGGCAGACCTGCACAGGTATTACGGGCTTGACCTGGTACAGTTCCATCGTCCGGGCTCCGGCCTATCCTGGCGCAAGCTGCTGGTCCTGATAAGCCATCTTCCTCCGGAGAGCGCATTGAATACCGCATTGCGGAATGATACGCCAGAGGAAAAGCTACTGGCGAATGCTGGCGACCCAGCAAATGCGCCATGGAGTAATGCCGAGAACCTTATTGCTGCACTTATCGATGAGCTAAGGCAGCTATCCTGGATGTACGCCAGCTCTCATTCCGACAATAAGACAATCGCTAAGCCGCAGCCCGTTCGCCGGCCAGGAATAGGCCGGAAGCGTGGCAGGGGACATAGCCTGACGCCGGACGAGATTCGTGCGATCGATCCACGCCTGAAGGCCGTTCCGGACGACCAGATGCAGGATGCGCTCGATGCCCTGACTGGGAGGCGTTCGTTATGGCAACGGACATTTTTGTCGGTAACGTCGCGGTCGGTGTGGTCCCTGACGCTCGCGGATGGAACCAGAAGCTCCGGGCTGAGCTGGTTCCATCCGCGAGCGCGGTCGGTGACGAGATAGGCAGCAACATCAGCCGTGGTATCACCGATAAGATGGGCGAGGCCGGAACAAAGGCCGGAGGCGCATTTGAGGATACGTTCAGGAAGCGTGTCAAGGCCGCGCTCGATTCGCTACCCAAAGATGCTACCGGCCCGATTGCGGAGCTACGCGCCAAGCTACAGACGCTATACGACTCCGATATTATCGATGGCGACAAGGCCGTCAAAGAGCTTATCAAGGTCGATACGGCTCTCAAGGATGTTAGCAAGAACGCAAAGGATATCCGTCTCAGCTTCGACACAAAGGAAGCCAGAGCCCAGCTCGCGCTACTCCGGAACGACATAGGCCGGTCGGGCTCCGGCGCTGGAGGTGGCGGCGGTATTCTCGGCGGGATCTCCGGCGTGTTCGGTGGCGGAGGGGCAGCTGCTGCTCAGGCTCCGGGCGCAGCAGCACCAGCCGCAGGCGGAATAGCCAGCGTGATGAGTAATCCGTATGCGATAGCCGGAGCAGTAACGGCCGGGCTCGCGGCTCTCCCGTTCGTGGCGCAGATAGCGGCCGGAGGAATCGTCGCGGCACTCGGCGGTGCGCTACTTGGCGTTGGTGTTATCGGCGCTATCATGACCGGCAAGCTCACCAATCAGTTCAACACATTCAAGGCGAGCGCCAAAAGTGACCTGGAGAATATCGGGCAGTCATTCGTCCCAGTCCTACAGTCCATATTGCGTACAGCGCAGGGAGTCCTCAAATACCTAACGCCGGTATTTAAGGCTGCAGCTGCAACCATTGCAGGCCCCTTCCAGATTTTCGCCAATACCGTCCTCAAAGCCTTTATGCAGCCTGCTGTAAAGAAATCCATCCAGGATATCGCAGACGCATTCTCATCGGTCATGAAGGCATTCACGCCTGACATACCTGGCATCATGCAGTCGCTCGCGGAAGCTATCTCGCGAGTCGCTAAGGCGGTAGCCGCTAATCCAAAGGCATTTGCTGACTTCCTGAACTTTATATTCCAGCTAATCATTATGGTGATTGATGCCATCGCCTGGCTGACGAGGTTCGCGAATTACATAGAGCAGAGATTCATCCCGGCTATCCAGCATCTTGTGAATGTCTGGATTGGGGTCGGTCACGATATCGAGCATTACTGGGATATGACCTGGAACAATACGATCGGCCGGACGGAGCGCGGCCTCCACGACATAGCGGTACTCTTTGATAATAGCCGGCATCAGCTAGCTGCCAGCACAAACCAGACCGGCCGGGATATAGTCAACGTCTGGAATTCAATCTGGAACAATACGGTCGGCCGGGCTATCCGTGGAGGCAAGGATGTCGTCCACGCAGCCGAGTATGTTAAGCATATTCTCGACGTCTGGCATTCCGTCGATTCCCCATCGCGGCGTATCTGGGATGGGATGTGGTCTTTCTTTGTATCCCAGCCGATTAATGACGGAAAGACCATCGTCCGCACTGTAACCAAAATGGTGCAGGATATCATAAGCCTGCTGCACTTCCTCCAGAATATCGCCTCGACTGTATGGAATCAGATATGGAATGATACAGTAGGGCAGGCCATTAGAGGATACCAGAGACTATTGCCGGTATTCCGCACCATCGGAAATATGGTATCCTCTACGTGGCACGCAATAGCATCGGTCTCGTCGGCTATATGGAATCAGATATGGTCTAATACCATCGGGCAGGCTATCCGTGGAGTCCAGAGCCTAACCGGAGTATTCAATACCATTCGCGGTAGGGTCGTTGGCGCGCTCTCGTCGGCCGGTAGCTGGCTGGTTGGAATCGGCAACAGCATAATCCAGGGACTACTTCACGGTATCAGCAGTGCGATGGCCGGTGTTGGAGGCTGGATTAAGGGGAATGTTGTTGACCCAATCATCGCCTCAGTAAAGCACTGGTTTGGCATTACCTCGCCTGCGACCGTTATGATGCCGGTAGGCGAGAATGTCATCAAAGGCATCGTACACGGTATGCTGACGTCCGGCGCTAACCTCGGACCTCTCGTCAGTAAGATATTCGGCGGCTGGCCGCAGGCTCTCGGCTCGCTCGTGTCGAAGTCTATTGTGGACGTTACCAAGCTACCCGCCAAGGCTCTCAGCGCTCTCGGCTCCGTCGCTAGCAAGCTTGGTGGATTCTTTGCTAAGCTGTTCGGTGGCGGAGGTAGCGGAGGCGTAAGCCAGTGGACCGGAATGGTTATGCAGGCTCTCGCGCTGAACCGTCTGCCGATGTCGCTAACCGGCCAGGTTCTCCATCAGATGCAGACTGAGAGCGGCGGCAACGTTAATGCGATTAACCTTACCGACATCAATGCGCAGATGGGAGATCCGTCGCGCGGCCTGATGCAGGTTATCGGCTCGACGTTCGCGGCCTATCACGTACCCGGTACCTCCGGCAATATCTATGACCCACTAGCTAACATTGCGGCCGCAATCAACTACGCGGCGCACGTGTACGGCCCCTCGCTAATGCGAGGCGGAATGGGTATGGGCTCCGGGCACGGCTACGACAGCGGTGGCTGGCTGCCTCCGGGCGTGACGATGGCCGTTAACTCGACTCGCTACCCAGAGCTAGTCCTGTCGCAGGAAGACCTCAGGCAGGCCGCACTCAACGGAGGCGCGACCTATCACGCCCACTTCGACGGCCTAACCGGAGCCGCTATTGAGAGCCACGTCCGGACGGCCTTCCAGGCGATGTCACTTACCCAGGGTAATATGCAGCGACAGGGCAGGAGGCGGTAATGTCATCACCACCGGTACCGCTCCAGATATCCTATCAGGATCCAGACGGCGGCATGTGGAACCTATCGGACCTCTCTATGGCAAATGGGTATGTCTGCTCGGCTATCGCCGGAATTGAAGGCATACCGGTATCTATGCAGACTATTCCGCTGCTCGACGGCACGGCTGTTCCTAACATCTACATTCCGCAGCCGGGCTCGATTACCCTCGCCATTCTCATCGGACGGCCGCAGGGTGGAGGTCCGGCCGATTACTACAACAACACCGATGCGTTCGTGCGGGCATTCCTCCACCGGCGCAACGAGCTACCGGCTCCGGGCTATCTCATCATTCAGAGGCCGGACGGTAGCAGCCGGCAGATAGCCGTCTATACGACCTCCGGGCTCGACACCCCAGAAGTCGGCCTTAATGACTTGTTGATATACACGCTGACGCTACAGACGCCAGATCCATACTGGACCGATCTCGCGCCGAGCCAGCTCACCTACAGCATCGGTTTCGCAAATGGTATCCTTCCGCTCCTGCCTATCCAGCTTGCTGGCGGCACGGTATTCGGTGAGAACAACATATACAATCCCGGCACCGCTAATGCCTACCCAACCTGGACCATTACCGGTCCAGGCACGCCGACGATTAGGAACAATACGACCGGCCGTGCCTGGTCCCTGAACGCGCCTATTCCATCCGGTCAGGTAATTCAGGTTGTTACTAAGCGAGGCCAGCAGTCGGCCTATAACATCAGCACGGCCACTTCAATCTGGGACTCGCTCGTGTACTCGACTTTGCGCGACCTCTGGCCGCTTATCGGCGGCAACAATGATGTAAGCATATCCATCGCCGGAGCTACCGCCGCGACGCAGGTGGCACTGACCTGGGTTAACCGCTGGAACCGTGCATAATGGCTATCCTAACGACAGACGGCCTCTCGGCCACCCAGTCTCTTGGGACTGGTGGCGCTATCGATCTCATTAACTACGTACCGCCACAGGCGGGCTCGCAGGATTATGTTTGGGTTGAGATCCTTGATAAAAACCTAATCGTCCGGGGCGTCATTCAGTTCGCAAACCTAACAGCTACGCTCTACTACAATGCTGTAGGCTCCTGGTCGATGATAGTACCGTATTCGGACATGCTCTGGAATATGATCCAGTCCGGCGACTTCATGGTGAATATCAACTGGCGCGGCCTCTTCTCATTTGGCGGCAAATGCGAACAGCCCGGCTATATCGACTCGATTCCAAACTCAGCAGGCGGACAGATATCCTACTCCGGCCCATTCATCTCGCTGTCTGGAGCGGATTACCTCGCGCTAGTCGCAAACCGGATAGCTTACCCAAACCCAGCTGTCGCCTGGACGGCGCAGACGGCTACCGCGACGGACGCGGTCAGCGCCATGAAGCTAGAGACCGCTATCAAGCACTACGTCTCCCGCAACGTCGGCTCCGGAGCACTCGCCTCGCGGCAGGTAAGCCTGCTCGATATCGCGACGGATCAGGCGCGAGGTCCGGCCGTCAGCTACACAGTTAAGCTTGGTAGTGGAGTAGACCTTAACCTGCTCGATGTAGTGCGGGCTCTCATCGCGAGCGGCGGTACGCCTTTTGGCGTAAACATTACCCGGAATATACCGGCCCACCGCCTCACATTTGACTGCTACATTCCACGCGACCTCTCCGGGAAAGCCTGGTTCAGTGAAGACCTTGGTAACCTGACGGCCATTAATTTCTACATTACCGATCCAACCTGTACCGATGCCCTGGTTCAGGGAGCCTCCGCATTCATCGCGCAGGAATACTCCGGCACCACGCAATGGAACAAGACAGAGCAGTTCACGGACGATAGCTCTGAGACGGACGCCAACAACCTGAATACCGCCGCAGCGACCGCTCTGCTTACTGGGGCTCTCGGCCCGGTAATGAGCGCGACCGTAGCCGATACGCCATACCTAACGTTTGGCCGTGATTTCGGGCTAGGCGATATCGTCTCTGTGGAAGTACGGCCCGGAGCCGTCTACAGCGATGTTGTGTCCTCGGTACAGCTAACAGCCGATCCATCGCAGACACCAGCTCTCGCGGTAATCCCGACCATAGGGCAGTCGTCTAATGCGACCGCAACAGATACGTCGATTATCGGCCAGCTAACAAAGCGAATTCAGGCACTAGAACAGAAACTGGCGACGAAATGAGGGATCATGGTAACTTATGACGCGAGGCCGTCAGCATTCACCCAGCTATCGACTACGGCCGACTGGGAGAGCTTTATGTCATCGGCCGGTATTGCCGATGGCGTAGACGGGCCAGCCAGCTTTGTTCCTTCACTCGATACCGGAGGCCGCAATGCCGTTATCTCGGCCGGCCAGGGAGTCATCAAAGGACAGCTGTGGCGAGCTGACGCACCGGTAAGCACGCCCGTTCCGGCCGCCTCGGCGCAGAACCGGCTAGACCGGCTCGTGCTACGCCTCAACCGTGGCGCTACGTCCTCGCCCGGAGTAGTTACGCCTACGGTCATCACCGGTACGCCATCGGGCACGCCGGTGCTGCCGCCCATAGTCCAGACGCCTACCGGTATTTATGATGTGCCGGTTAGCTACTGGACTTCGGCCTCGGCCGGTGGACTGACTACCCTTGTGGATCAGCGACAGTTCTCCGGCCGTAGCATTGTCATGATGACGTCGGCCTACCATCCCTCTCCGGTTAGCCCGTGCCTCGGATTTGAGTCCGATACCGGA